ATGTTCCGTTGACGGTGTAGCCGCCCTGGAAGCTGTTTCCAGTAGCCATGAGACGCCCACCGGTTGGTGGCGTGTCAAACGTCACAGCTTGCTGAAACCAGTTCCCGATGAAGGAAATCCCACGCCCCCCTGTAGGGACGTTCAGTGTGACCGTTCCCGCATTGATGTTGCTCGCTGTCCACACGAATGACTCTAGCACCGTCGCGGAGTTGATCTGCGAAAACGCGTCATTGAAAAAAGCGAAGCTGGAACTGGTTACCCTGAAGTCATAGAGGACGTTCCATGAACTATCGGTATATATGCCATAATTGACATTCTCTGTATGGTTGTTCGTAAACCGGAATATCTCTGCGTCATCGGTCGGGAACCCAGAGGTGTAGTTGACAAATTCAACCCAATGATTGACGGGGAAGCCTCCATGTCCTTCATTGAATTGGCAATTCATGCAGTCGAACGTATTGGCCGCGGCGGCAGGATTTGCACGGGCACCGCTCGCAAAACGCAGATAGGCCGCGGCGCCTAGATCACCGGTACCATCCACACCGAACCGTGACTGCGCGACCTGTAATTCTGGCCATGAGTCTACTACGATGTGAGCATCCTTGATGCGGCCACTGTAGGCTTGCCACATCTTCCCGCCGAGACCGAGTACATTGTATGATTTCCAGTAATACCCCTGGAAAAAGTTATACACCATGACTTGGTTCAAGCTGACGTTGAACAGCCCATCAACCCGTATCCCGATGCCCTGCGTCAGGGTCGCCCCACCACTCCCCTGGATAATCAGATTGCTAACCGACCCGGTGCTGGCCGCACCGTTGTTCTGTCCGACCTCAACGCACGGATTGGCGAGGTTGATGGGGCAAAGGATGCGAGAGCCTCCCGTGAACATTGTCGGGTCGGCCCCACCAACCCATGAGCCGCCTTGAAGGGATGCCCCGGGAGGCACCGTTATGCCCGTCGCCGAAAAGCACGTAGCGTTGGGGATCACGACAGGATATGGGCCGGCCGCGAGCGCTGCATTTATCGCACCTGTGTCGTCCGTCGCACCGTTACAGACAGCGTTAAATGGCGGAGATGTCACCACAACCCCGACCGCCACCACTGGTGGGAAAGGCGACCACACCGCCGTGCTCGATCCGACCGCAACCGGAATCCACCCAACGGACGGTGTTCCAGAGATTGTCACGCCAGATGTTCCGATCGGACCGATATACGGGTAGTTGGACTTGAGCGCCAAAGCGGCGTTGAGTTGAGCCGCCGGCAGCACCTGGTCGGGAATGAACGTGCCAGGTGATTGCCCATAAGCCACCCCCACCATGAGAAGGATGGCGACAAGAATCCTACCCAAGAACATCTGGTCCTCCAAGCGTGCTGATGTCCAACGTGAACTTGGATTTCGTAGGTATCACAATCGTCTGCCCACCAATAGATGTGGCGATGACGGTGTTGGTGCCAACGAGGGTGGCCTGGACCTGCCCCGTGACGAGGCGGTCCCGCACGCTTGAGATGTAACAAACCGTGTTCGATGTGCCAGGCACCTGCGCGGCCGCCTGCGCGAAATCGGATTTCACTAGCGCCAAGCTTGGTGACTCGCCGAGGATGGACGACAAAGGCACCCCATCTGCTTGATTATAAATATATTCCCCGCGCCACTGCCGGCATTGGCTGCCCATGTCCTGCGCGACGCTGTAGGGTGCCGTTGCGACCGCGATGTTGTTCTGGCTGTCGAGAGCCAGGTCCCAGGCCCCGACATCAAGACGGAGCGTATCGAAGGGGGCAGCCATGGTGTTGACAGTCCAAATTGCTCTGTTTTAAGCCTAGACTATTAAGGGACGAGGAGCGAGGCATTAAAAATGATAAATCGTCAACTCAACGAGGAAGAAACGCGCATTTTTGCCGCCGGCATGGCCGCACGGCGGCGTGGCGAGGTTCGTCCGGCCGAACAACTGCCACCGAAGGCTTACGGCATCTGGAAGCAAGGATGGAAACGCGTCGGCCGAACAATTTATAATGGACATAGCCATAAAGGCTCGTCACGAGTGGAACATGGTGTGCACATGATACGCACCGAGGTGGGCGATTTTGATCACGCGCTGGACATCATTGCAAAACAACAGACGACCCATAAGGCAGCAGAATCGCAGAGAGACCGTCCCACCGGTTGGCGTCAGGAGGCGCGACTGGCGAACCAGAGAATGAAACAACGGGAGGGACGCCAAAAGCATAAAACTGCGCTGGTGTCTCATGCTGGCAGCGTGTCGGAAATGGAGATGCTGCTAGTCGAGCGGCTCGTGGCTACTATCAACATGCTGACTTGGTCCGTCAATGAGATGTCAAACCTATCAGTGATCCACAGGTTTTTCCCACAGATCAACCGGATAGCACTCATCGGGATAATCGAGAAACTCTGCAAGTTGCTCAACCGGCCGATGCCGGACTTCTCCCTCGGATTAGTCAAGCCGACCCCGGCGATAGTGAGGAGGTGCATGGGTTGCGACGCCGAGCTTAGGAAAAAAGATGAATGGTATTGCGTGAATTGTCTCCCGCCGGACCAAGGGATAAAGGCCGTCTCAGACCGTCGACGTAAATACGACATCGAAATAAAGTCGCTAAGCAGCGAGGCAAAATCTCTAGGAGACGCGATTCATGGCGCAGAAAAGGCGATTAAAGATGCTGAGAAGCATCTCGACGACCACGGTGAGGAATGCGAGTCCGGAGGTGCAGACAACGGCAGACATCCGGGCAAAAATACTAGAGGTGTGGAAAAGGGTCGACGCGCGAAAAATCTCGATCGCAGAAGCCCGCCTACAGATCGGCCTAGCGAGGACGGTCCTGGAAACACTGAAGGTTGAGATCGCGGCCGCACATCTATCGCAGATGCAATTGATGTCAGTACCGGTAGCGGCAATCGCCCCCCCTAAACCGGTGGCCCGCTATCCCCGCCTCCAGTCGTGACGCCGCTGTGGATGTGCGTCTTTAGCGACACCGTTCCAGCGGTCACGTTCCCGCTGGTCGCGATGTTTCCCGTATAGGTGCCGCCAGCAGCCGCCTCGATGGACCCGCCGAGTTGAAGATTGCCGTTCACGACGAGGTTGCCACCCACGACGATCCCGCCCGCCGTGAACGCTAGATATTGTGTCGGTGTGGCGGTGCCGAGTATCCCGCCGATGAACAAGCCGTCCGAGAAGTTGAACATGCGCATGGATGGCGGTGGCGCCGTATCCTGGCTGGCTTCTACGGACGACACGTCGCGATCGCAGATGAGCATGATGCCGATGTCGCCGACGGCCGGGTCCATGATGACAGCGTTGGCCCCAGACTGAAGGCGGAAATAGGGAAGCTTGAACACCGTGCCGTGCGGCGTCGCATTGCCACGGCCATCGACCATAGAAACAAGAGGATGAACATCAACAAATCCGGCCGGGATGATGCCGCCGCTGTTCGTCACACTGATCACCTTCCCTAGCGTCACGGTGCGCACGCGGGCGAGCATCTGCGAGATGATGAACGCCACTGGGTTGAATGCCCCCAACTGGTCATTGGGGTACATGAAGCCATAGCCGAAGGTCTCACTCATGGCCTTGTTCTCATGGTGGGGTGATGGGCGGGGTCGGATAGCCTATCCGATAGGCGTGCACCATTGTCTCCCACTTTCCTCCTGGTATCTGGGCGTCAAGGTCATGGCTGACGCCATATACCGTGAATAGCCCGGAGGCACCGGGAAGACTGCTGTTTACCTGAATCTGGCCGCCCTGAATGATGTTGGGGTTGTAAATGGTGCGCACGTCAATGCCAAACCCAGTATATGATGGATATCCGATTAAACCGGTGTCCGGGGAAATTAGGGGCACCGGCTTGGTGCGTCCCTTGCTCGCGTACCAGACCGCGATGGTGTTGTTCTCAACGAAGTCGACCATGATGCCGCGGTCCTTCACAGCGTCCTTGATGGCCATGATCTTGTCGCGCGGAGAGCCGTCCAGGTACATCCTCGACAATGACACTCCGGACACGTCGTTGAACTCGGTGTTGTAGTTCACCTCTGCCGCTATCGTCTTAATCATGGTGACAATGTCGCCAGATGCCACATAGCTCGTGGGGTTCGACGGCAACGTGGCGATGTCCAGTGCCGCGTAGGCTTGGATGTTGATTGGTGCCTCTGGTTGCCGATTGAAGTCAGGCGTGCAGTTCAGGATACCTCCCTTGAACGCGACCGTCCTGTTGGCCCCGTCAGCATTGCTGGCAAACACTGTGACGAGGTTGGCCGGCTGCATCTGGAAGATGGCGCTCAACGTGTTGAGTTGGTTCATGATGGCTGGCGTGAGGCCCCAAATGGTCGCCTGCAGGGCGGCAGCAGAAGGCAGTCCCGCGAAGGTGATTCGCGCCTGTGCCATGAGGCCTGGCGGTATCTTTATGGTCTGAGGTTGGGCCAGTCGCGTCGGTTGCGTCGGCCCGATGCTGCCAGGCGCCCCCAGTACCGTGGTTTGCACCAGAAACTCGAAGCTCAGCGCCCGGCCGATGAAGCCCTTGGAGGCCGGAAGGTCTGGCGTCACGGTTATCTGCAGGACCATCAGAGCAACATCCCGTTCTGCTGAGCGAAGTCTATAGGATGTTTAGACTTTTTCTTCTGATTGCATGTCTCGCATAGAAGCTGCAGATTTTGACGGTCGTTTCTTCCTCCGCGCGCCAATGGCATAATATGATCAATGTGATAGCCTCTGAGAAGCGATTTTCGACACCATGGATGAGCGCATTTATCTTTCTGTATTCTTAATAAATAGCGAATATCGGTGGCCGTATGTGTACCCCCGGCATTTCGTTCGCGCGCTCTTCGGTTCTGTCTATGCACTTTTTTGACAAGTGGATTTTGTTTGTTCCACTCTCGCTGTTTTTCTTTCAAGCGTTCTGCATTGGCATTGTAATATTCCTCATTAATGACGCGGATTTTATTAGGGTTGTTCTTTCTATACACTCTGGCAGCCTCAATTTTCTGTTCTCTTTTCCTGACATAATCGGCAGCAGCGCTAGCATCTCTCTTCGCCTTGTTCTCACGATTGTATTGCCTGAAATATGCTTTCAAATACTCAGCATTATTCACTCTCCACTCTTTCACGCATAACTTGCATTGCGGATTAAGGCCGCTTGGCCGCCGCTTATCTTTGCAGAAGCAGGTGAGAGGCTTCGTCTGCTTACATTTGCTACATGTCTTCATCAGCCACCCGTTGATAGATCAGATGCTTCCAAATAAATCAGCAAGAAACGGTCTCCAAGACCCGTATATACAGGGTCTTCTCCTTTCCCTGTAGTGTCGAACCAAATTAGGTCTCCGGAAAATCCAGAATACGCCTCACGCACGATCAAATTTAAGTCTTCACAGATGACGCCATCAACGATGGGGGCGCCGGCGACCGTCACATTCATAAAGAGCCCGTAATTCGTTTGGAAAATTTCTAACTGTACCTGCTGTCCGCCCAGCGTGACGTTGAAGGCTTGGTTGGGGTTCGCCTGCGCCGGGACGATGAGCATCACAGGCCTCCAGCCACGGCGCTCGCCACCGACGACGGCGGGTTGGTCGCCGAGAATATCCCAAGATAGGTCTGGGACGTCGACGGCGTGAAGGCCGGCGTCGGGTTGGTGATGGGGGCCGGACCTCCGGTGGACGGTGCGGCGGCGGCGGTGTTCCCAGGCGACTGCGTCGTCGAGAACGTCGGGTTTCCGGCCGGCCGCACCTGCTTGAACAGAATGTTGACCTCAAGCAAGCCGAGGCCGCGGTCATGCTGACGTCGGTAGCCATAGGCGATGGGGTTGACGCTGTTGAGCGTCCCCTCTGGCATCATCACGGTGTACAGGTCCGTCGACCCGATGATAGCTTCAACCTGGATGAGCAGCAGCGTTCTGTTGGCGTCCGTCCCGCCGGCGGTGATCGTTATGCCCACGTCGAACGGGGTCTGCACTTTGTTGTAGCTCTGGAACGCGCCCTGCTCGACGGGGTACTCCGATATCGCATATCGAACATGATAGTCGAGGTCGAGGACGTTCCCGCTCCCAAAGCCAGTGATGTTGCTGATGAATGCACCAAATATCCCCTGCCCTACGACCTGGACGCCATTGAGGAAAATGCCCCACTGTGGACCTGAGAAGGCGCTGATGACGCTAACGGCATCCGCAGTGAGCAGCACGAGGTTGCCGAATGTCGCCATCAGTGCCCCCCGCCAGTGATTTGCGGTGCCAGTGTTGGGAAGACCGAGCCGACGCGATCGGCCCATGCGTCAGCCCATGCCTGTGGATTGTCTGTCTTCACTCCATTCATATTGGTCGTGAAATTGATCGTGTTGCCTCCGCTACCGCGACGTGAACCATCCGGGAATCGTGGCGTGCGCGGCATGGTGGTAGTATCCAGCACGGCGGGTGGTACCCCTACCGGACCGGGATCGGGGAAGAACGTGCGCTTCGCAGGAGCAGCGGGGTCATGATGGCCGCTTCCGATCATCAATAAATTATCCAGCCAGGAACCCCTCTCGAACTGGCCGCTGATAAACTGTTCCACCTGTCTCTGCCCCCGCGTGCCAGATCTTCCGGTAATCTCGTTCACGTCATTCGCCGCACCGGAAATATCCCCCTTCGCCAGCTTCTGCGCCACACTGACCACGGGCTTCTCGGCATCCGGCAGGAGCGCGTTGAGCTTCCTCCGGAGCGCTTGCGCCAATTCCGTGATGGCCTCCATCATGCGGCTGGCCGACTGCATCTGGTCGGCGGTCGCCGTCAGATATTTATCGAGGACCGCCTGTGTCGGTACCCGCTCTAGTCCTCTCATCAAGGTAGGCGTCGCGCCGGGCAGGTGGCTGAGAAGTTCGGTCCGGACGCCGACGTTCTCCGGGCGGTTTATATTGTTCCCGATCTTTAGGAGCATGCTGTTGACGGCCTGCGAGACGGTCCCCTTCATGATGTCCGCAGGGGAGACGCCGAGCCTGCCAAGCCATGGGATAGCCTCCAGCAGCGGCCCCTTCTGCGTCAGCCTAAACTCCTGCACCGCTTTTGATAGCGCGCCCAATGACGCCGCAGTCGTCCCGAAGTCCTGGTTTCCCACGGCCTGCAAAAATCCCTGCCATTTGTTGAGCATTTCGGGGTCGAGCTCAAACGCCTGCGCCATGCGCTCAGTGGCAGCGGCGACCGTCGTCAGGTTGACCGCCAGATCCTTGAGCCCGTTCACCCCGAGGATGGCGGCGCCGACGCCGAGGACCTCCTTGGTGACGCGGCTGAATCCGTCCACCATCTTGCTGGCGCTTTTCTCGGCATCGGTTGCCGCAACCTTGACGTTCTGCCGAAACTGCTGGACGGTGTTGCCCGCCTGCTGCATCTGGACGTTAAATCCAGTCGCATCCATCGCGATCTTGATGACGAGCTCGTCAATCGGTGTGGCCATGCTTCGAACGCGCCTCTAGTTCCGCCATCTTGGCCATCCTAGCGTTATTTATGCTGTCGATGGTCAAAATTTCGAGGAGGTCGTGCAGGTCCTCCAAGCCGTAGACGCTGTTGAGCTGGTCCAGCGTCGCCAACTGCGGCGTCCCCCCCACCACCAAAGCTATGGTGTGGGGGACGTTGGGGTAGTCGAGGAGGCCTCGGGCAGCGCGGGAGGCCGCGGCAAATTCAGGGCCGCCGCCAGCGACGGACTGAGAGTCCACGCGACGACGGCCATCGAAAAACCCACGTGGAGGGCAATCACCTCCATCTTGAGGTATGCGAGCGTCAGTATCTCCTCCGTGTCGCTCTCGACGAGCCGGCGCGGGATGGGCGATCCCTCCGGCCACGCCTGCACGCAGGACATGACCTCGCCGATGAGCGCGTCGTCGTCGATCCAGGACATCATTGTTAGCGGACTGAGAGACGGGAGCGCCGCCATGCCCGCAAGCTCCGCCCCCACTGGCACCTGCACACCGCGCCGCGCAAGAGTGGATATCACCTTGCGCGCCCACCGCTCAGCTTGATACGCGGGCATCTCAGTGAGAAGGAACCGCTTTCCCTTGTCCCTGTTGTCGGCATCGATGATAACGGACGCAGTCTTACGCTTCCCCGGATCGCGGGGGAGCAGTTCGGTTGCCATGGAGAACCTCGGGATAAGAAAGAATTAGGCGGCCGCCGGTATCGACGGAATAATGATGACCTTCTGCCACCGGATGCCATAGGGGCGCGGCTGTAGCACCTGCCGTGCAGACGGCGCCGGCGAGTAGTCTACCAGCGTCCCATTCTGCAGGATGTACGCGTTGCCGGTGGACGGGAGATCTACGGTGCCCTGGATGAACAGCGTGGCTTGCGCCGCATCCTGGGCCGCCACGAGGTCATCGAAGAACCCGTTCGACGGTGACGGTGCCTGCAGCGTGAAGTTCCATGTCTGGAAGTTGAACACGTAGCCCGTCGCCAGGAACCCATCGACCCCCATCTCCGTCTGCGCGAGCACGCGCTGTGGGACCTGGAACACGTCATCCGGGGCGAAGCCTTTGATGGGCTGACCAACGATGAACAGAGGCGGCGCCGTGAAGACGATCGTGGCATCCGCAGCAGTAATGAAGCCAGCGCCACCGGCCATGGGAATCTCCTGTTATTGCAGCGCCACGGTGCTGAGCGATATGCTTTGAACGCTGCCCTGATCTACATAGTAGAACACTACTTGCCACGGCCCCCTATTGGCTCTAACCGCTGCACTGGCTGGTCTAACCAAAAGAAACCACCCGACATTTTGCAAGGGCGTTGCCACGTCGAAGCCAGCCGACGCATTCACGGACGCCACCTGCGACCCAGATAGCGCGACCCCCGGCGCGTAGGCGCCGAAGTCCAAGCCCTGCAGGATGGTCGGCAAGAGCGCTGTGCGGATCATGCCGGATCCAACCGAATTGAATGGGATTGAAGTTGCCGCGGCGAACAGGTTCAGCAGGGCAACCTGCATCGTGTTCGTCAGCCATATCGCGTTGATGTAACCATCCGACCACTGGAAAGGACCCGAAATGGTGCTGCGCTGGTAGTTCTGGAACGTCGCATTGGCAGAGGCGATGGCCGCGTAAACGTTGTAGCCGTTCCCGAACGAACCCGACGATTGCGGGTCACCGGCCATATTGACGAAGGCCGTCTCGCTCGTGCAGGTCGGGACGATGCCAGCCTGGGTCTTGTAGGCGAACGTCACGCGGCCGCCGACCTGCGCGAAGTCTACCGAGGCCACCATTCCCATCCACATCGTGGCGACGTTGAGTGGAGAAGACGTGTTGCCGGACTCGACGCCGTGTAAGACGGTGCCTGAAAGGTTGTTGTTCTGGAGGTAGTAGCCGAACGACCCGGTCGCCGGCATCTGCGTGGATGGGTTGGGATCGGTGTCCCACGAGGCATAGGCGAACCGGTCGTTGGTTCCGTCCACCCACTGCGCGAACAGGAGCTTGTTGGCGAACCCGCTAACGTCAGGGTTGAACAGCGTGGTGAAAGTCGCCCAGTTGCTGAA